TCACGGCAGTCCAATTCCAGTTGGATTCTACCTCGCCGATAACGTACATGGCATAATAGCATATGGTTCTGGTACTTGGCATGGTGCATCCTTACTTTGATCCAAAGTACACAAGTGAGCAACCATTCTGATTTCCCGCACTGTGCGAAGTATCGTCACTAACTTCGAGTCGAACCTGCCCGTTAACGTCAACGTAAAGGAAGCCCCATCCGCTGAAACAGTTTTGCGTCATAAGTCGAGTGGGTCGGTACCCTGTAGGGATGGTGCCAAGCACGGTGGACTTCCAACCGCCGCCGCCAGAAGTAGTGAGCGACGTGTTGGCAAGCTGCACGCTGACAACCTTGGTGATGCTGTTAGCATAAACAGAGAACGTGCCAGAACCAGAGATACCGCCACTGTAGTTAACGGTCTTAGCTGCAATAAGAGCCGTGGGAGCAAGCGCGCTTTTAAGGGCGTTAATCTGGTCAGTCACCATTTTCGGCGATGCCGCCGTACCAGATGATGCCGCTGCGCTTCCGCTGTCTTCCACCTTCAAATGCCCGAAGTTCGTAGAAGAACCCTGACCGTAGGTGTTCGCAGTGCTCGCATGATTGGTCGGTGCTTTCCCGTCCACGGCAGTCTGCAATCCGTCAATGTCGTTCTGCGCTTCCGTGATGTTGCCCTCTGCAACTCCAACGCGCGTATCAATAGACTTAATATCGGTCTTGTTCTGATTGGCTGTTCCCTCGACTGCGACAACACGTGAAGTCAACGAAGTAACGGTGTCTTGCGTGTCCGCAATGTCGCTCTCGTTGGTCTGTGCGCGGGAAAGCGCATCGTCAGCCGTCTTTTGAACGGCCGTGATTTGCGTCCCGTGCGTATCAACCGTGGATTCAAGCTCGGCAATATCCTTCTGCGCTTCGGTCATCTGCGTTTGCAGCGTGAGAACGTTGGCGTTGGCGTTGGTAACGTCATCCGCGCTCTTCTTCATCTGCGTGTCAATCTTTCCCATTGCGGCGTTGTACTGGTCACGCAGGTTCGGCTTGTCAGCCGAAGCGTACAGGTCAAGATTGTAGTTCGGCGTGTATTCCGTAGCCATCATTCACTCCCTTCTACGATGCGGGCTTGAAGTACACAATGCCCGCTTTGGTCACTTTTGCTTCCGATAGCTGCTGAACTGTGAGTACAGCGTCATCGTCGGCTGGCGAGAACGAACCGCCTTCCAAATTGGCCACCCTGCCCGTGAGCTTGGTGATGTTCGCTTCGTTCGCGTTAGCCGTTTCCAACGCGCTGTCTGCGGTGGACTTAGCCGTACCTGCCGCCGACGTTGCTGATGCCGCTTCGTCGGAATTGGTTTTCATCTGCGTGTCGATTTTCTCCATCGCCTGATTGTACGCGCCCGTAAGGTCTGGCGCGTCCGTGTCGGCGTAAGTCGGCAACTGGTAGTTAGTCGTTGGCGTTCCTGCCATCATTCACTCCCTTCTACGAAGTACCCGTCCCGCACCTCACCGTTAGCGAGAATCGAGCAGGTCAGCTTCCCATCGAGCGGCGGTGCGCCGTCGTATGTGATGCCCTCTGGAACGAAATCGTCCCCCATGAGGTACCCGCTGAAAACCGCCAATCCGCGAACGTTCAACCCGCATTCCGCAAGCTGGTCAACGGTCAAGTCAAGCTGCGCGAGCTTGTCAACGGTGATTGCATGTGCCGTAACGTCGTTGAAGAAATCTCGCATTGCGCGAACGTTGCCCGTGTACCTGCCAACCGTGACGTTCCAGATAAGCAAGCCAACCTGCGAACCTGCAATCAGGTTGCGCAACTCCTTGTCCAGCTTGGCAATCTCCGAATCCGTGTACCCTTCAAGCTGTTCAGTCTGCGCTACCTGCTCCGCATGAATCTGGCTCTTGAAATCATCGAACTCAACCGTGGTCACAAAATCGCTGTCGATGTTGGCAATCTTGCCGAACAGACAAGCAATCTGCTGCTCCACGGATAGCGATTCGTCGTACACTAGCGGGGTTGTAATCTGGTTGCACGTTCGCCCGCCGCCAAGAAACGGATAGTAGATTCCCATAAATCTCACCTCCCTAAAGCGCGTTCCAATAATCAGTGTATATACCCATGAAAAGCTCGTTCAAATCGCCTATAACCATCATGTCGATGTTCAGGAACGTCTCACGGAACTGCATGAGGGCTTGTGCCTTGGTGATACCCGATATGCCGCTCACGTGCGTGACGTAATCCTCCAACGTCTTTGAACTCGCCTTCGTGGTGTCGCTTGCTTCGCTTTCCGCATTGCTGTCCTGCTCACTCGTTCCCTTCGCTGTCGTGTTGCTCGTGCTGTCAGTGAGGTTGGTCGCGTAGTCCTCGTTCCCAGAAAGCTGCATCTGCGGTGTCGTGCTTACCACGGTTCGCGCCGTGCTGTCGGTGTCGTTCACCGTCTCGCTCGTTGCCTTGGTAGCCGTGTTCTCGGTACGCGAATAGTCCCTATACTGGTCAGACGTTCCGCTCGTGCTTCCCTCCGTGCGCATGTCATAGTTGCTGAGCGGGTCGAAATCCTGCAACGCGCTCTTGTACAGTTGATTGTAGAACGGCATAATCTCGTTCATCTTGCGGTTCAGAAAACGCCTGAAAAGCGCGGGAGTCTCCTGCCCAATCTCTCGAAAGAAGAAATGCTCAACAATCTTCGCGTTCAGCGGCGCACGGTATTCTTCATCGAAAATGGGGTATTTGTCAAGCCCCAAATCGAATCCGTTTTCGACAAGCGAACCCAACTCCACCGTGAAGATCGCCCCACGATGATAGGGAACGCCGCACTCTCCGTCCTCGTACAAACTCATAACCCAACACCTCCATCCTTCTGAACCTCGGGGTCAGCCATGAGAAGCACGTTCATGTTCTGGCTAGAAACGTCCTTGTTCATGTCGCACCAAACCTCAAGCCCATACTTGCGGTTAATCTGCCTGCACGCTTCGCGTCTGCAATTCAGGCGAATAAGGCGGTTCGCTTCAATCTGACCGTTGTTCGCTTCAACCTCGGCGCTCTGAACTCGCTCCGCTTTGCTGATGTTCGTGTTCTCGATGCCTAAGTACGTCATAATCTCTGCCCAAACCGTCTGCTTTGCTTTGAGCAGTTCGGGCGTGATGAACGGCGCACCAGAACTAAGGTAGGTAATCTGCGACGGGTCGAACATTCCGTCAGCGCCCACGATGATAGGCTCGTTGCCCACATACTGCTTCATAAGGTTCTGAATGGTCAACCGCTGCGATTCAGGGACAACCGCGAATATCGGCATCTTCTGGCTCATAAGGTTAACGTCCACGGTTCTGTCAATGTCCGCAAGCCTACGCGCGTAGATTCGCATTACGTTAATGTCTGGTCTGCGCAGATAGTTGTTCCAGATGGGTACACATTCGGTAGACTTCAACCGACGATGAAAGCCGTTAGTGCCGTATGCGATATACGCAAGCGGATTCTGGTACATGTTAATCTGCCCAGACGGTGCGCCCATCGTAGAGAAATAAGCATCGTACTCGTCATCCCAGAAAAACACGCTCATTCCGCGATTGAAAAGTGTCAGTTCGAGAAAGCGCTGGTCAATCTCCGTCGGCAATCCCTCCCAACGGTATATCGCGCAAGCCATCTGCTCCAACATTTCATAGTACATGCGGTACTGCAAGTTGTTCATTTCAGCAGACTGCCACGTGTTGCGCTTGCCCTTGCGATTCCTTCCCATCAGTAACGCACCCCCTTCACAGGCTCGTTGTCGGCTAGGTCAATCTTGTACATTTTATCAGGGTCGCTCCAAACTGTCACGCCCTTTTCAAAAATGCCCCTGATGCTCTCCTTGAACAGTTCGGGAACCTCGCTTGTCGAAAGCGAAACGCTCTGCATCTTCCAATACGTGAAGTTCTCCATGCACTTCAAGTCGGCGGGCGGCACAATCCAACGGTTCACGTAGTAGCCGTAGCGCAGCCAAAAATCGCCAACCTGACGCAGGAAGTTCAGCTTCAACCTCTTGAACTTCAACCGCACGCCCATGTACCCCTTGCAGAAGTTGAACGCATCGCCGCCGTTCTGTCCCGAAGTGGACGGCTGCGTGAGCCGCGCATCCTGAACCTTTGCCTGAATGCCCTGAATAGCCGTCTCGTAGTCCCCGTTCGCGGCGTACACGGCATAGTCATAGTTCGTGTCCCTCATGTACCCCTGCAAGCCGATGTTGTTCTGCGTGGTCGCGGTAGCCGCGCCAACCTGCGTCGCGGTAGTCCTGTTAATCCAGTCGGCGTTCAGCGCGGTGTTCGCACCAGCGAGCGCCATGTTGGCAACGTCCGCGGCGGCACCGCCGAAGTTGCCAGATGCAAGGCTGCCAACAGCGCCAACGCCAGACGAAATCATGGACGAAGCGCCGTTCCACAGGTTCTTCTCCTGCGATATTCCGCTCAATGCCCAGTTCGCCTGATTGGCTACCTGCTGGTTCGCCCATGCGTTCTGCATGTTCGCCCCGCTCTGGTTGAACGAAAGCTGCGCTGCCGTAAGCGACTTCTGCTGTGACCAATCTGCTGCGGCGAACTGGTACGCAAGCCTGTTTCGGTTCGATGCCATATAATATATGTACTGATTGTTCACAAGCGAGAACTGCGGAAAGTTGCTGAACTGAATGGCTATGTCCAAACCCTCTTCGTTGTTCTCCAAATGCGGGAACGATTCGCCGCTAGGAAGATAGTAGTCATACTGAACGCTGCCCCCAACCCCATTGGCTGTGTTGTACCCCGTCACGTATGTATAACCTCGAATGTCGGGCGGTGTCACAACCGTCTCCGTGACAAGCAAGATGCTGTCCTGACCTTGGTACGAGTTAATCTGCAAGCATTCGGGCTTCAGCACAATCTCGCCGCCGTTGTACGCCGTCATTTCAATAACGCAGTACGGTGACGTGTAGAACTTCAAAAGGTTCTTGTACCGCTCGGGAATATGGAACATGTCCATAACGTGCATCAGGTGCAACGATGTGATGTTCTCGGCTGGTGTAGCTGGCATACGAAGCATAGGGATCCCCGCAACGGTCGTTTCCGTGGCGTTCTGAACGAAACGTGCAGGAACCACAGTAACCATGCTGATGCACTGCGAAACCCACGGCGCATCTTGCAGCTTCTTCATCAACTCCAAGAAGTTCTCGCTGTTGCAAGCGTACACCGCCGAACCAGACGGCATACCGTCGTTGACGGAACCAGTAGCCGTTTTGAGCGTCGGGTTTGACACGCTGCCGAACCCAGCAGTTAAATCAGCGGTACACATGATAACGATGTACGGCGGTTCATTGAGAAAGTTGTCGATTGCGAGGTCTGTAATCTCGTACTCGTCACCTATGTTCAAACCCTCCGCATCTGTCATGTACTCCGAAAGGTTGTAGATGGTGCTGTTCTCGTTGGCGATTCCGATGTGACCCTTGTTCACGTAGCAAAGGTCGAAGCTGATTCTGTCGTAGT